GAGCCGCATTCGCAAAAATGTTGCGTGCGCTTGCTGCTGAGGTTGAGGGTGGTCGCGTCCGATGCGGCATGGTTTTTATCAAGGATGGCCGAGAAATCCATATCAGGGCTACGTTCATCGCGGGACTCAAGCTCAAAGGCGTTAAGCAATCATAGGAAACCTATGCAATGGTCAATCCAAACCGCACATGCGCCACTTGCGGCGCCTGGCAAGAGCCAACGGCCGATGAAGACCTCGGCACCTGTCGACTGAATCCGCCCATCCCTGGCGAGCATGGAGGTTTTCCGCAAACAGCTCCGCACTGGTGGTGCGCCAAATGGCTTCGCCGCACGAAGCTCTCCGTTGTTGATGGCAAAGAGGAATGATCTGTGGCACAGACGAAACTCGGAAGCCTGGTTGAGGCTTGGGCCAACATCGCAGTCGGCTTTTCAATCAACTGGTGCGCCAATATGGTGGTGCTGCCAATGTTCGGATTCAATCTATCGGGAGGCGTTGCGTTTCAAATCGGCCTAGTCTTCACAGCTATTTCCCTGGCTCGGCAATATGTGCTGCGCCGATGGTTCAACGGTCTAAAGTTCGGGAACAGGGAAACCAAAGCATGAGCAACGACAATTCGCTGCCTGCAAATCCTGCTGATCGTAAAGCTGCGCCCATGGCTGAAGGATTGCTTTGGTATTTCCCGAACGCTCTCGCTGAGGTGGCTCGCGTCAGCAGAGCAGGCAACGACCAGCATAACCCAGGCCAGCCAATGCACCATGATCGTGATAAATCGTCAGATCATGCGGATTGCATCATTCGGCACCTCGTCGATGCCGGCAAGATCGATAGCGATGGAATGCGCCATACGGCAAAGGTGGCGTGGCGCGCTTTGGCCATGCTACAGGAAGAGCTTGAATCCGCTCTCGGCTTGCCGCTCCCGCGCAATGCGCGCTCAAGTAAGGCTAAAGTCGATGGCCCAGACAAAAGCAAGTGATGACGAGCTAATTGCTGCTCTTGAGCAGCACGGAAGCTTGCGTAAGGCAGCGAAGGCTCTCGGAATCAACCTTCGCACTCTTGTTCGGCGGAAAATGCGGCTTGTTGCGCGCGGCTATAGTCCAAAGCACGACATGACTCATCTGGTGCCTGAGGGATATCGGGTGCGTGGCGTTTCGACGTTGTATGACGGCGACGGCAAGCCGCGCATGCAGTGGGTGAAATCGGCGATAGACCCCGATCAGATTCAAGCAATCACCAGCGCGGCGGTTGCTGGCCTGTCCGAAGAAATCCCGCGCGAGCCAGCTCGTCCTGTTCCACGTGAAACATTGGATGATCTTCTCAACCAATACACCATCACCGACTATCACCTCGGCATGCTGGCATGGGGCGAGGAAACCGGCGCTGATTGGGACTTGTCGATCGCTGAGAATTTGCTGGTCGATTGGTTTGCTCTTGCAATCAAGGCTGCGCCCGAAGCGCGATTCGCCGTTTTCGCTCAGCTCGGCGATTTCCTGCACTGGGATGGGCTCGATGCGGTAACGCCAGCTCACCACAACCTGCTTGACGCCGATACGCGATTTCAGAAGCTTGTCCGTGTAGCGATCCGCGTCATTCGCCGCGTCATCGCAATGCTGCTCGATAAGCATGAGATCGTCTATGTGCTAATGGCTGAAGGTAATCATGATCCGGCATCGTCGATCTGGCTGCGCGAATTGCTGCATGCGATGTATGAGCATGAGCCGCGCGTCATCGTTGAGCTATCTCCTGATCCGTATTACTGCATCGAGCACGGCCTGGTTGCGCTGTTCTATCACCACGGCCATAAACGCAAGGTGAAAGACGTTGACGCGATCTTCGCTGGCAAGTTTCGCGAGGTATTCGGCCGCACCAAATTCGCATACGCGCACATGGGTCATCTGCACAGCGTCGATGTGAAGGAAACGCCGCTGATGCTGGTTGAGCAGCATCGCACGCTGGCTGCGCCGGATGCGTATGCTTCGCGTGGTGGTTGGTTGTCTGGGCGAGATGCGCAGGTCATCACTTACAGCAAGCGATTCGGCGAGGTTGGACGCGTTCGGGTTTCGAGTCTGATGGTGGAGCGATCAGCATGAAGAAGCCGCACATCTGGTTCAGTCGATCCATCGGGCTGTGGCTTTGCTCTGATGACCGCGATATCGGACAGGGCAAGTCGTGGTTAATGGCTTACATCAGCTGGCGCGTTCTGCGCCGTCCTAATCATTTGTAGCGAGACTTTCATAGCTTATTCCTGCACTTCAACTACACAATCGGAGCTGAAGATGGTCACTGTTCCTGATCCGATTAACCCAAAGGAGAAGCGAAAAATGATCGACCTGAGAAATCACATCACTGCGGCGGTACACGAAGCTGCATCTGTTGCAACGCACGAGCTGAAAGCCGAGGAGCTGCGGCTTTTTGGTCTTGGCCACAAAGTCGCCGGTCCGTTCGAGCGCCTTGCGCGTGCTGTACGTGCTGGATGGGCTGCGTTTCGTGCTGTGCTGAGATCGCAGTAATGGATCGTGCGCGCCATTACGAGTTGGAGGTCAATCCGACTGCCAAGCTTTCCGATGAGGAGTTGCGCGCTGGATGGCATTTCTGCCCGGATTGGAATTTCATGCTGGTCGGGCCAGGCATGCGGGCTATGGATGCATGCTCTTGCAAGGAGCAGAAATGAAAATCGACTTCAATTTCGACGCCAAAGAGATGGAACGTCGATTCGGCCTTACTGAAAAGAATCTGGCGTATGCGGCTGTGAATGCGATCAATCGCACTGCGTTGCAGGTTCAGAAGCAGGCGCAAGACAACGTTAAGGCGCGGTTCGTTTTGCGTCAGCCGCAATTCGTGCTTAGGCAAGCAGCAGTTATCAAGCCATTCGCAAGCGTTGGTCAAGGTCGTCCGTATGCAGAGGTCGCGGTTGGTCAAAAACCGCGCTTGCTACTTTCTGATTTTGAGCAAGGTGGTCAACGCGATCCGTTCGTAGGCAAGAACGTTGCAGTGCCGATTACTGGCTCGCCTGCTCGTCCTGGGTTCGGCGACCAAGTGCCTGGCAACCTGCGAATTACAGCGCTTGGTCTACAGCCAACGCTTAATGCTGCGCAGAGACAGCAACGCCGATCAATCAAAGGCAGCACGGCCAAAGAAACGCGATCGTTGCGAGCCAACTTCACTGCTGCAGCTGGCGATGGGCAGGTGTGGAAGGGCCGCGAGCGCACCTACATGATCCCCTCCATCGGCGTGTTCCAGCGCACAGGTCCAAAGAAGGCTGATACGGTCCTGCTCTACAAGTTCATGCCGCATCCGCAGCTCAAGCCAAAGCTTGGCTTCCTGGCCATGGCTAAGGCTGACGGCAACGCGTGGCTGAACGACAACATGGAGCGCGCCATCATCGAGGAGATGAATCGTGCAAGGCGCTAATCGCCAGGCTGCGCAGGACGCGCTACAAGGCTGCCCTGCATTTAACCCATGTACCGCTATGGCAATGCAGGCGCTTGCCCGCCAGGCGGCCGTAAGTGCAGAAGCAGCCCCATGCCGGGCCTCAAGGTACTTCCGGGGATGCTGCGCATGCGGTGGACGGCGGCCGCAGTGGAATTTTAGCGAGCGAAACTCCAAACAACTTGCCACATAGGGCGAACAATGGGCAGCAAGACCATCGAAATGGCGCAGCGAATAGAACAATGGCCGGTTGATCGGCTGATCCCTTACGCGCGTAATGCACGCACGCACAGCGCCGAGCAAGTGGCGAAGATCGCCGCCAGCATCGTGGAGTTTGGCTTCACCAACCCGATTTTGGTCGATGGGAGCGACGGAATCATTGCCGGCCATGGGCGCCTGATGGCTGCGCGGAAGCTTGGCCTATCCGAGGTGCCGGTGATCGAGCTGACGCACCTGTCGGAAGCGCAGAAGCGCGCCTACATCCTGGCCGACAACCGCCTGGCGCTGGATGCCGGGTGGGATGAGGAGATGCTAGCCGCCGAGCTGGACGAACTTCGCGACATGGAATACGACCTGGCCCTGACCGGCTTCAGCGACAAAGAACTGGCCGAGCTGATCGGCGATCCTGACGATGGGCTTGGCGGCGATTCCGGCAGCGATGGCTCCGGATCGCTCAGCGATCGCTTCCTCATTCCGCCCTTTAGCGTCTTCAATGCCCGCGAGGGCTGGTGGCAGGACCGTAAGCGAGCGTGGCTTGCGCTCGGCATCAAGAGCGAGGAGGGCCGGCATGCTCCAGCTGGAGGATCATCCATGCCCGCAGCGAACTATGAGGAGAAAAAGGCCGCAGGCGGATCAACGCGCGGCGAGGGCTCGATGGAAGGGACCAGCATATTCGACCCGGTGCTTTGCGAGATCGCCTATCGCTGGTTCAGCCCCAAGGACGGCACGGTGCTCGATCCGTTCGCTGGCGGCAGCGTGCGGGGCATCGTCGCTGCCAAGCTGGGCCGGCAGTACGTCGGCAACGACCTGCGCGCCGAGCAGGTCGAGGCGAACCGGCGCCAGGCCGACGAGATCATGGGCGGTTCCGATCCGATGCCGGCGTGGTCGTGCGGCGACAGCCGGAACATCGAGAAGCTATGCGAAGGCGTGCAGGCCGACTTCATCTTTTCTTGCCCTCCGTATGCCGATCTTGAGGTCTATAGCGACAACCCCGCCGATCTATCCACGCTTGGCTATGCGGAATTCCGCCAGGCTTATCGCGACATCATTGCAGCGGCTTGCCGCATGCTGAAACCGAATCGCTTCGCATGCTTTGTGGTTGGAGAGGTGCGCGGAAAGGACGGCAATTACTACAACTTCGTTGGCGATACGGTGCAGGCATTCCTCGATGCCGGCCTGACACTCTACAACGAGGCAATTCTAGTTACGGCGGTCGGCTCCCTTCCGATCCGCGCTGGCAAGCAGTTCAGCGCCAGCCGAAAGCTCGGCAAGACGCACCAGAACGTACTCGTGTTCTTGAAGGGTGATGCGAAAAAAGCAACTGCAGCGCTGGGCGAGATCGACGTGGCGCTGCCGGAAGGAATGGAGGTTGAGGCGAATCAGGAATAACGGGCGCGCAGAGCCTCGATGCCGGCGCGGATCATGGCGTCAGGGTCCTTGCGAATGCCACGGCAGAATTCCGGGTTGGTGTAGGCGAGCTGGGCGTCAAGGATCGCTCCGCGATGCTCGCCGAGCTGCGGAAAGCGCGCTGCAACGCGGATCGCTTCTCGCCAGCGGCCGGCCGTCATGTGTTCGCGGATGATGCTTAGCTTCGTCTTCATGGTCTCTACGTTAAAGAGAAACTGCAGACCGTTCGACCCCCTGCCTGGCGGAGGCAGGGGTACGTCGGTAATCTCAAGCGGCCTGGGTTTCGCCGGCATCGTTAGCCGGCTGGTTTTCCAGGCGCAGCGCGATATCGGCTCCGTGCCGCAGGCGGCGCGTGTACTTGCTGGTGTAGTGGCTCATGCAGTACGCCAGTCCATTCCTTGTTGGCACATCGAACGTATCGATGAGCTGGCCGCCTTTGGTGGTGATGGAGATGCAGCTGCCGCTTACCGGCTTAGGATTGCAGGTGATAATCACGGGATTGCCCTCGGCGTTGAGTAATCCCCCTGTAGGTGTAACAGTACGGCAACCATCCCCGAGTTTTATTAATGGCTCATAAATCACTACGAACCTACGCGAAATCCAGAGGCATATCTCACGAGGCAGTGAGACAGGCCATTAAGGCTGGTCGCCTCGTGAAATCCATAGTCATGGTGAATGGAGAACCGAAGATTGCCGACGAAGCCCTGGCCGATCAGGAATGGGCGGCCAATACCGATCAGTCTAAGCCTCGCAACCGAATTACCGGCGACCCGAAGCATCGGCGAGCTAGCAAGGATGCTCCGATGCAGCCAATGGCCAATGATGGAGGCGCGGATGGCGGCGGAAAAGGACCGAGTTATGCGCAATCTCGCGCGATCCGCGAGGCATATATGGCGCGTCTGGCGAAAATCGATTTCGAGGAGAAGGCCGGCAAGCTGGTTTCGGCCGATGGCGCCCGGGTTGCGATCTTCAATACCGCGCGCAAGGCCCGCGACATGCTGATGGCTGTGCCGGATCGTGTGGCGCCGCTGGTTGTTGGCCAGACAGACCCGCATGAAATTCACAGGATATTGATGGACGAGATGCGCCGCATCGCTGCCGAGGTCGCGCGACTGCGGCTGCCGGATGCCGAGTCATGAGTGAGCCGCAATCCGCCGAGCAGATCATCGCTGATGCCTGGGCTGCCGGCTGGGAAGTTCCGCCCGAGCTAAATGTCTGGCAATGGGCCGATGAGAACCGCATTCTCTCCGGCAAGGGCGCGGCCGAGCCCGGAGCCTGGCGTACCGATCGCGTGCCTTATGCACGCGAGCCCATGGAAATGCTATCGCTTCAGTCGGCCGTGCAGCGCGTTGTCCTGATGTGGGCCTCGCAAACATCGAAGACAGAGAACGCTAACAACTGGCTCGGCTACATCATCCACCATGCGCCAGGTCCGGTACTCTTCGTGATGCCTACGCTGAACGATCTGAAGAAGAACGTTCTGCAGCGCATCAATCCGATGATTGAGGAAACGCCAGTGCTGCGCGAGCGCGTAGCTAAGGCGGCAGCGCGTGATGCGGCGAACAACATGTTCGTCAAGGAATTTCCTGGCGGCATGCTGCTGCTATCCGGCGCCAACAGCGCAAGCGCACTCGCGTCCATGCCGATCCGCTATCTGTACGGCGACGAGATCGACCGCTGGCCGTTCGATGTCGATGGCGAGGGCAGCCCGATCGACCTGGCTGAGCAGCGCACGCAGACGTTCCAAGCGCGCAAGAAGATTTTGCTCACCAGCACGCCGACGCTGAAGGGTATGTCGGCCATCGAGCGCGAATATCTCGCCAGCGATCGGCGCAAATACTTCGTGCCGTGCCCGCATTGCGGCCACATGCAGCATCTTCGCTGGAAAGACGAGGATGGAATCTTCCGGCTGCGCTGGGAGCGCGACAAGGACGGTAAGCATCTACCGAAGACGGCGAAATATCTATGCGAAGGCTGCGGCGTCCTCATCGAGGAGCGGTTCAAGTCGCAAATGCTGACGCGCGGGCAATGGCAGGCGACCGCGCCAGGCGACGGCATTACGGTCGGCTACCACTTGAATGGTCTTTACTCACCGTTCATGACCTGGGCAGAGATGGCCGCCAGCTTCCTGAAGGCCAAAGATTACCCTGAGAAGCTGAAGACTTGGACGAATACCAAGCTGGCCGAAACCTTCGAGGATGCCGGCGAGGGCTTGAATGCGAATGTGCTGGCCGGCCGGCTCGAAAAATATGACCGCAGCAGCATTCCTCATGGCGCTGCCGTCTTAATCGGCTCCGCTGACGTGCAGGGCGATCGAATCGAGGCAAAGATCATTGCTTTCGGAGCCGGCGAGGAATCGTGGCTGGTCGATTACGAAATATTCTGGGGCGATCCATCAACAGACTCCAGCGTATGGCAGCGTTTGGATGATTGGAGGCGCCGCGAGTTCGCCCATCCAGCAGGGCGGCCGATGAAGATTGCCATTTTTGGAGTCGATTCTGGCGACGGCACCAAGATCGGCCCGGTTTATGACTACGTGCAGCCGCGCCAGCATGAGCGCGTCTTCGCGGTGAAGGGCCGCGATTACATCTCGCGCCCAGGCATGGCAATGGAAAGCACCGCGCGCAATTCGCATGTTCGGCTCTTCCTTGTGGCCACGATGGCGGCAAAGGATCGCATCCTGGCGCGGCTGCGCATCCAGAAGGACCCTGAAGGCAAGCCTCAGCCTGGCTACATGCACCTTCCTGAGTGGATTCCTGAACAGTACCTTGACCAGATGACAGCTGAGCGCAAGATGGTCAAGAAGAATCCCCGCACTGGCGGCGTGAAGGTCGGCTACTTCCAGTTCGGCCGTAATGAAGCGCTGGACCTTGAGGTGTATTGCACCGGCCTGCTGTTTGCGCTGCAGCACATCATCAATCCCGCCATGTATCGCGACCTCGGCCGCCTCCACCAGCAGATCATCAGCGGGCAGCCGATCGGCCAGCAGCAGCGCACTCGCGGCGTTAGATCGGCGGGCATAAATGCCGGCCAGTGATATCTGTAGCGAGACTATCGTTGCGTTTCCGTTTTTGTCATGACAGATTCAGGGCAATCTCGGGAGTCGCGACAGCATGGCAGGTATCACCCTCGATCAGGCAAATGCTCAGCTGGCCTTGTGGCTAGCTGCAGATACCGCCGTCGCCAGCGGCCAGTCGTATAGCATCGGCGGCCGGAGCCTGACTCGCGCCAACGCTGCCGAGATCACCAACAAGATCGATTACTGGTCCGGCTGGGTTAGCCGCCTGTCGCGGTCCAGTGCGGGCATCCGCGTCCGTTACGGGGTCGCCAATCCGTGAGCCGAGCCCGAGGCTTCGATCCACCTAAAAGGAATTTCCTCGACAAGGTAGTCGAGTTTGTTGCGCCGGAGCGAGCCCTGGCGCGATTCGCTGCGCGCCAGCGTATGGCCCTGGTTGGCCAATGGGCTGCCGGCCGCACCGATCGTCGCGCGACGATGAACTGGATTCCTTACGGCGGCAGCGCTGATAACGACACTGCTTTCGACCTTCGCGTGGCGCGTGGGCGCACGCGCGACATGGCGCGCAATCAGCCGCTAGCGCTGGGCGCAGTAAATACGGTCGTTACCAACGTCGCCGGCACCGGACTGGTGATGCGCTCCGTGATTGATTATGGAACGCTCGGCATCGAAGAAGATGCCGCCCAGGAATGGCAGAACAAGACCGAGCGAGAATTCAGGCTTTGGGCGGAAAATCCTAACGCCTGCGATTCCACTCGCACGCATGACTTCTATAGCCTGCAGGCGCTTGCGCTTCGCGCGGCTCTGGACAGTGGCGACGTTTTTGCGACTCTGCCGATGATTAAGCGGCCTGGCACGCCTTATGAGACCAAGGTCCAGCTGATCGAGGCCGATCGCGTCGTCAACAAGGATTACCTGCCGGATACGAATCTTCGCGTACAAGGCGTGGAGTGCGACGAATCTGGCGCGCCGATCAGGTATCACATCCTGCGGACGCATCCTGGCGGAATCATGCCGCTGCCGCTGGTTTGGGACTTGGTTCCTGCGTTCGGATCGAAAACCGGGCGGCGCAATGTCATCCATCTGTTCGAGAAGCTTCGCCCAGGCCAATCACGCGGTATGCCTTATCTGGCGCCTGTCGTTGAGCTGCTGAAGCAGCTGAGCGATTACACGCACGCGGAGATTACTGCGGCGGTCGTCTCGTCGATGTTTACCGTCTTCGTTACCTCGCAGAATAATGGCGGCATTGATACTGGCGATGGCACAAGCCCCACCTCTTCGCTGCCTGGCTCGGATTTAAATATGGCCGCTGGCGCGATTCTCGATCTGGCGGCCGGCGAAGATGTGAAATTCGCTAACCCGTCACGCCCGAATACCGCGTTCGATGGCTTTGTCCTCGCCACGCTTCGCCAGGTTGGCGTTGCGCTGCAGCTGCCCTTTGAGGTTCTGGTCAAGCACTTTACCGCGTCCTATTCAGCGGCGCGCGCGGCGCTCCTTGAAGCATGGCGCTTTTACAAGGGGCGTCGCGCCTGGCTCGCTCAGCAGTTCTGCCAGCCGATCTATGAGGCATGGCTCGAAGAGGCTGTTGCGCTCGGCATTATCGATGCGCCTGGCTTCTTTGATGATCCGCGCATCCGTGCCGCCTACTGCGGCTCCGAATGGATCGGCGACTCTCCGGGCCAGATCGATCCTCAGAAGGAAGTTGACGCGCAGAAGGGCCTGCTTGAGCTGAACCTGACTACGCATTCGGATGCTGCGGTCACGCTCACTGGCGCTGACTGGAATTCGATCGTCGAGCGTAGGGCGCGAGAAGAAAAGAAGATGGCCGATCTTGGCCTGACAACGGTTTATGCGCCGCTTACGCCTGCGAACGTTAATGCTCCTGTGTCTGGTAATGGAAAAGGCGGCAATGGCGCTCCTGGCGGCCAGCAGCAGCCTACGAACGACGGAGGCGATAAGGAATCCGACGACGCTCCCGCCGATGATGACGCCTCGGACCTCGAAAGCGCATGACATCACTTTCGCAGAGCTTCAGGCAATCACTTACCGGGTGCTAGCGAAGTACGGAATCGGAGAACGAGATGCGACTGATCGACATAGTGAATGCGCCATGGGCGATCACGCCGGAGATGCACCAAGAGATTCAGGGCATCTATGCGCGCCATATGCGCGGCGAGAAGATCAATCTCGCCAGCATCGAGGCTGCGATCGGCAAGCCGCTTTCGGGTCCGACCAAGGGCTATGACGTCGTGAACGGCGTCGCGGTGCTCGGCCTTGATGGCGTCCTCGCTAAGCGCATGAACCTGTTCATGCAGATCAGCGGCGGCACCAGCACGCAGATTGCCGCCAATGATTTCCGCGCAGCGCTTGCCGATCCCGAGGTCAACGCTATCGTTCTGGCGATCGATTCGCCTGGCGGAACGGTTGACGGCACGCAGGAGCTTTCGGACCTGATATATAGCTCGCGCGATCAGAAGCCGGTGA